TACCCCCTGCGGGATCTGCTGCACCTCGCCGGTGCGCGTGTTGGTATAGGCCACCGTCGGCACCTTGGGCGAATCGCTCACCTCCAGTCCGCGCCGCGCCATATCGCGCCCCGACATCTGGATCACCTGACACTTACAGCCGAATTCCTTGACCGGCATGTGCGCCTGCCAGAACGGATCGTCCACCGGCAGCACCATGCCATCCCAGGCTGCATGCTGGAGGCGGGGGTTCTCGCTGTTGTTGCCATCGTATTGCAGATAAGGAAAGGTCTGCTTGCTCGCCTGGATGCGCTCCCACCGGCCCTCGCTGTGCGCTGTGCGCAGGTTGGTGTCGTAGATTGTCTTGAGGCGGCGCGGGCTGCCGAGCTGCACGTTCTTCAGCTCGCCGGTGAGCGGGTCTTTCATGTCTGCGCGACCCCACCAGCCTTTCTGTGCCAGCGTCGGTTCCAGTGTCTTGCGGAAGTCGGCGAACGTGGTGCCGTTGGCCAGCGCACCATCCACAGCCGCACGGATATCGCGCAGGATGTCGAGCTGCATCGCCTTGGCCACGGTGAACGCAGCCTGGTGTTCCTGCTGCCACACATCGCGCCAGTCGAAGCCGATCTTGTAACCCTTCTGCCTGAAGAAGGCGATCGCCTCTTCGGGCGGCAAGGCTTCGAGCTTAATCTGCGGCATTGACCTTGCCCCAGATCCGCGCCGCGAACTGTCCCTGCGCCAGCGCCTCGGCCAGCACGGCGGCATCCATACCCTGGATCAGATCAGGCAGACGCGCCTGGAATTCCTCGAAGCTGGCCGCCTCTGCAGCCAGCGCCACGATGGGCGCGATCAACGGATCGGTGACGCGCTCCCAGTCGCCGGCCATATCTTCGGCGAGGGCGTCTAGTTCGTCACTAGCCACATCCTGCACACTCAGCGCAGCCAGCGACGTATTGGCCGCCACGCCCGACGCGGCGTTCGGCCGCGCCACCCCCAACACCTCATCACCATCTTCCGCCTGCGGAATACCGGCGCGCTCGTGCGCCCATTCCTTTTTGATACGCATCCCCATAGCGACCAGCTTGGGCAATGCCTCTGCCAAGGTGCCGAGATCCTCGCTGTCGTCGAAACGGAATACGAAGCGCGGCAGGCGACGGCGATCATCCACACCGCCCTTGTTCAGCGCCAGCAGCGGATAAACCAGATCGCGCGTGAGCGTGCCGCCCAGCTGGATCGCGTCCGACACCATCAGGTCGTGGCGCACTTCGTTGTGGACGTTGCCCAGGGCATTGGTGCTGCTCTTGCCGTCCGCCTGGCTGGTGAGCGTGCCGCCCAGAATGGCCTTGCTCTGGCTCTTCTCGCACCAGTCGATCATCGCCATGAACGGGCCTTCTTGTCCCTTGGCCGCTTCCTTGAAGTCGATCATCATGCCTTCGGGGATGATGCCCGCCGCGTCATGTCCGATGCTCATCACCGCGCGCAGCAGCGTGGCCTTCTCGTCGTCGCTCGCGCCGGGCTGGTAAGTGCCCAAGCGGAGCGGCAGGCCGTAGATCTCCAGGAACTCGGCCAGATCGCCGACCGAGTAGTTCTTGAACAGGTAAGGCCACGACAGCGTGCGGTGCAGGCCGCAGCGGGCGAGGTAGCCGCTCTTGGCCTTGTGCGTATGGTTGATCCAGCCGAAAGGCTGCAACACCTGCCCATCAAGCGAGTGGTCGCGCAGCCGGATCTGCATGCGTGTCTCGCGGTCGGTCTGGAACCAGCTTTGCGGACGGTGCGAGATATCCTTGGGAAACCATTCGCTGCCGAGCCGCTCCCATTCGATCTCCTGGCAGCTGAAGCCGTGGCCGATGCCATCCAACGCGTCCAGGATCACATCCTCGAAGTTCGGCACGTCCTGGATCAACTCTTTGGCGTACCCGGCCAGCTTGCGCTCGGTGGCGCTGGCATTGCGCGGCGGCACGATGTCCCAGTCCACCGTCAACAGCGCGCGCTTGCGCTTGCCCATCTCGGCGAAGATGTGGGTGTCCTTCTCTTCCATGTCCAGGAACAGATCATGCTGCGCCCGTGTGTCGCCCTGCTCGGCGGCCTCAAGGATGCGCGCCAGCCGGACAGGCGTTAAACCGCGCGACGGATGGCTGGCGAATTCACGGTGCAGCTGTGCCAGCTTCGAGGTCTGCGGCTCGACCAGCTCCGCGCGCTTGATCGGGTTGCCCGATGCGTCGAGGATTCTTGATGTACCTACCATGTTCTTCTCCCGCTGTAATTGTCATCGGTGCGCTTCGGCACGCTCTGGTATTCGATAGGCGCGACCTCGCGCTTCATCGCGTAATGCCCGAGGAACAGGCTGATCGCCGAGTCGCCGTGGCGCTGCAGCTTCTCGCCTTCGCCTGTCTGCGTCTTGGCCTTGCCAAGTTTGGGGATGCCGTCGATCACGCGCAGCGCACGCAGGTCGTCGCGCGTCTGGCTGTCCTTCGGAATGTCGTCCAGCGTTCCATCCTGCAATGCAGCCTTGAAGCGCGGCATGTTGGCCAGATAGAACGAATCACTCAGCATCACCTGCTCGATGCGTGCCTGGCCAAATTTCTGCGCGGCACGTTCCGCCAGATACTGGCCGTTGCCGCGCGCATCGAACGCGGCAGAGCGGAAGCGCGGCAGGCGGTTGAGGATGTAGAAGACGATCTGCTCCTGCTGGCGGAATGGGCAGTTGGATAGCTCGACTTGGCCGCGCACGCGGATGGTGAGGTCGCGCCCTTCTTCCATGATGTCCAGGGTGGTCAAGTCGCCGGTCCGCCCGAAGTCCTCGCCCAGACCATGCGCCAGATCCTTGTCGAGCTTGTCCAGGATGGGCTTGATGTGTTCCTCGCACCACGCCGCCACCTCGGCCTCGCGCTCCCAGTCCGGCAGGTAAGCGAACTCAGACGTCCAGCGACCGCGCACCAGCGGCGTGTCCGGGTTCATGCGCGCCTCGATCAGGCCCATCGTCAGATAGGCGCCAGCCGATTGCGACGGCACCACGTCCAACTCCTCGCTGGCGTCCTCGCCGTAGAACGCATAGACATCGGCCACCCACTGCGCCTCGCCCTCTGCCGTCCACTCGATGCCGCGCCGCAGGCACACGCGCTGATACAGCCCTTGCGCGACCGCTTCGCGGAAGGTGAAGCGGTGCACGCTGCCCTTGCGCTTGCCCGCGCGCACTTCCTGGATCAGTTCGTTGAATGCGTTATCCTGGCCGTCGTGGGTCGAGATGATGCGCACCTTGTCGCCCCACATCAACATCGCCATCGCCGCCTTGAGCAGCGCGGCCAGATCGTTATGGAACGCGGCCTCGTCGATCACGATCACGCCCTGCTTGCCGCGCAGGTTGGTGGGACGCGAGCTGAGCGCCACGATGCGGCGTCCGGTGGCGGGGAAGTCGATCTTGTAGGTTTTGATCTCCTTGTCGCCGTCGACGAAGATACCTTCCTCGATCTCGGATGCGGCATAGTCGAAGGCGCGCGCCCACATGGCGCAGGCTTCGATGTACTCCAGCGCCATGTCCTGTGTAGGCCCGATGTAGAACACGTTGGAACTGTGTTCCTCGCGCGCCGCGATCAACACATCGTCGGCGGCCTCCGCCCAGGTCAAGCCGATGCGGCGAGATTTCTCGGCGATCTTCAGCGGGCTTTCGTCGGCGATCCAGCGCTGCTGATAGGGCAGCAAAGCGGGAGGCGGCGCGCCCTTGCGCGCCGCATCGCCGGGGATGGTGACCGGAACGGTTTTAACTGGGGATGCCAAGGATCTGGCTCCTGATCTCTTTGACCGCAGCAGCAGACAGGCCGCCACGCTTGGCGATCTTCTCCACGGCAGCAGCGGCAGTCTCGGCCTTGGCGCGCACCTCGGTGGCCCATTGCTTTTGCTTCACGGTGGCATTGGAAAGACGCGCCACCATCAGGCCGATCTCCTTCATCGGCGCGCCTTCTTCCATCTTGAGCAAGGTCTCGAAAGCCTTCTGCTGCACCAGGCGGATCAAGGCGTCGTTCATCGAGCCTTCATCGTCGGGCACCGATTCGGATATGGCCTTGGCCTGCTCGGTGGCCAGCTTGAGTGCGCGCATGCGTTGCTCGAACTCTTGCCCGTAGCGGTTGATGCTGCTCTTGCCAATCACAAAGCCGCGCCCGGACAGCTCCTGCTCCAGCAGCTCGTAGCCCGAGAAGTTGCCCTCGATCAGCGCCCGGTCCAGCCAAGCCTTGACCTCGGGCGGCAGCTGCTTGATCTTCGAACGTGGTGGCATATCAGCCCCCCCAGTACTTCGTCGGGCGTGCAATGCCGGGGTCGCAGTCAACCGTGTATTCGGCGATGTCTGTGCCGTAGCGTGTCAGGTCGGCGAACCAGCGGCCGGAGGGCTGCTTGTCCAGCTTCACCAGGTCGCGGTCGGAGAGATAGTCCAGCACGCGGCGTACTTCCAGCGCTGTCGCATCCGGGAACATGCCTTGCACCGTCGCCAGCACCAGCTCCTCGAACGCACCCATCGGGCTGGCGTTGAGCAGCGTGAGGATCACCGTCCAACGCATGGTCTCGCGGCGCACTTTTTCTTGGTCGATCATTTTTTTGCCCCTTGTATCTGCACCACTTCAAGCTTGCTGTAAAGCGCGTCCAGCTTGGATTCGATCACTGTCTGGCCGCGTATGTAATCCTCGCGCCGGACGTAATGCACCGGCAGCTCCGCCTTCCAATTCAGGAAGTCCGTCTCGATCTTGCGCAGCTGCTCAGATACTTTCGCGTCTTCGACGGCGCGCTTGCCCAAATCGCCCTGGATCACCGTGAAGCGCTGGTCCAGCAGCGCCTTGAACTGCTTAACTAGCAGCGTGCCGAACATCCAGACCAGCGCGGCGAACACACCGACCAACGAGGCCAGCGACATCAACAACTCCCACAGATCAATTTGAACTTGCATGTCTGCCTTCCATGTATTCCTGCCATTCCTGGCACTCGATGCAAAGCTGCACGCCCGGTACCGCGCGGCGCCGCGCATCCGGTATGCGCTG